CAGTCGAATAGCTTGCTCGCCGACGTGGAGAAGTTAGTCCACAGATTGCCGAGCAGCGTGCCGACGCTCTGTACGAGATCGCCACCCTTACCCAGGTCATCGAAGAAAGTACTAAAGGCGGAGACAACGCCACCGATGTACCCTCCGATGATCTTTATCGGCTCGGCCAGGAAGCCGAACTGGTTAGCAATTCCCTGCAGGTCGCCCTTCTGGAACAAGCCCCACAGGGTGGTGAACCAATCGACTACCGGCTGCACCACCGGCTGGAGGCTTGCCATCGCCCCCTGCACCATCCCCATGCCGTTCTGGGCCAGGTCCATGAAACCGGTAGTCAGCCCTCCAACTACGGTCATGACCGTATCGAGGACCGGCATCAGCATCGAGCCAATGTCTTCCTGGAAGTTATTCCAGGCGTTGGTGACCCGTTCCTGTGCGCCTATCGAGCTATTGGCATAGTCCTGTGCGGCATCGCCTGTTTGCTTCTGGATCTGGGCGAGCATCTGGTGGGCGTCCATGCCCTTCTCGATCTCGATGCCCGCCTTCTTCAGGCCGCTCGTTTGCCCGTCGAGCGCCTTGCCCACCAATTCAGTGGCGGTCGCCAGGTCGATATTTTTGGCCCTGGCCAGGTTCATCGCCTGCATCTGAGCTTCTTGCGAGAGCTTCAGGTCATGCGTCCTGAAGACCAGCTTTCCCAGCGAGTCGCGGACCTTGTCGTCCGAGAAGGAGAGTTTCTCCATCTGGCCGACGTAGTCATCTATGGCCCCGGAGTTACCATCCCATGCCGGCAGGTTCGCCTTGAGCGTGTTGGTCAGCCGGTCTATGTCGAGCTTCTCTTCCCTGGCGGCTTTCACCGAGTCGCCAAGGAAGCTCGTCATCTGGCCAATGCCCATACCGGCCATGCCGACAGGGCCGAGCAGCCCGGTTACAGCCCCACCGAGGCTGCCCACCATACCCGTGGCCTTGCCCAGCACGTTGCCGATCAGCCCCCTCCCGGACTTCTCGGCGTTGCCCATGCTGTGGCCCAGATCGTCTACCTTGCCGTCGAGGTGTGACAGCTTGCGATCTGCGTCTCCTGTATCCATTTCGACGCTGCCAAACAGCGTCCAGGCATCGGCCATCAGGGGTCCTTTAGACAACAAAAAAGGCCCCTCGTCTGAGGAGCCTTCCGCGCGATCTCTCGCGAGGGGCCTTCAGATCAAGGGGCCGAGACTTACAGGGTGAAAGTGTGGGCCTTTACGTTATCTGTTATTGTAAAGTTCCGGGATCTCCAGACTATCCATGAACCGCTTTACTGTGGATGCTCGAGCTCAGCAGGGTCGGCAAGTTCCGCCAGAACGCGGGCCTTATTACGCTTCACCTGGAAGGCGATCGCCGAAACCACCAACAAAAGCACAAGCATGCAGATGACACCAAGAGGGAAGTACACGCAGAACGAGTCTACCCACATAGCTATTCAGCCCCTCTGCCCGGGTACGTCTTCTCGATCTCTTTAACTATCATCAGAAGTGCGCGGCGAATAACCCGGAAGAGATGCTCTGTCTTATCCTGCGACTGTTCTTGTTTCTTCATCATGTGTTTTTCGCCGCCTTTGCTTCTTCGGCATCAAACTTTTTCTTTACCTTCAAGAACGACGGCCACTCGTTGAACTCGTACTCCGGCATCGTAGCCTTAAGCTCGGCGACCGACTTCTTGAAGATGAAGGCCAGCATGTACCAGTTATACTTCCGCCGGTCCCACAGGAAAGGAGTCTACGATCGCATTCTCCTCCGTTTCGCCGGTGACCGTGCCGTTGATTGTATCGATAGCCTCTCGCACTGCCCGCGCTACGGTCATGTGCTGGTCGAATATCTGCTCTGCCATTTCCCGGTTGATGGTTGGCCGGGATGCTGACGCAACCAACAGGTGCTTGTAAGCTAGGATCGGCGGAACGCCCTCGGTGGCGGGGATGCCCCCCTCGGCCCTTGCCGCCTCCACTGCCTCATCCCACTCCTGGCCGGTGAGGGAATGGATGCGAATACCCACGCCCTCGCCGAGCGCCGGCAGGGGCACGTCCAGGTACCGCCGGGTCCTGGCCACGGCGATGTCGTTAGCCGAAAGGTACTTGATTGCCGTCTTTACTTTGCCACGAATATCATTAGCCATTGTCTTGCACAACTCCTTTTAAGTTGGGGAAGTATATTGAGGGCAGGGCGCATAAGTGCAATGCACACTGGACCTGCCCACCACAGGGCGCGCTCCTAAAAAACTAGAACGCGCCGCTCGTGCCCTTGGTAACCACGCCGCTCGCAAGCTCGAAGTCCGCCGACCAGGTCCACGCACCGCTCACCGTGGTGTCCAGCTTGAAGCCGGAAACCAGCATGGTGGCTGTGTACGAGGGGTTGCTGGTGCTGGCCGCCTGGGTGCAGTCAGCCTGGAGCTTCAAGGCCCTGGCCGTACCTGCGTCAGCATCTGCTTCGATGCCGGACGTGTTGAGCACCGCGAAGTCGGCAGGGCCGCCGGCGGTCACTTTGGCATCTCCTACGCCCGCGATGCGAGACTTCATGACGTTTGCTGAGCTGGAGAAAACGGTCGTCTCGATTAGCTCCCGCATGCGCTCGAGGCTGGCCTTGTCCAGGATCGACGTAATATCAGTGGTGGCCCACTTAAGGCCTGTATTCTTACCCGGTGTTGCTGCCATTTCTTATGTCCCTCCGTGATTTGATGATTGCCCGCACACCGGGCCTAGAGCTTCGCTACCGCCACGAGATATGTTGCCGAGGTACTGCCCGCCTGTGTGGTGACCGCACGCACGTAGCGCCTCAGTGAGGTTGTAGTCTTCAACTGTTGAGCGCCCACAGCGTTGGCCGTCGCGAATGCCCCGCCCGTAACATCGACCCAGGTACTGCCGTCAGCGCTATCCTGAAGCTTGGCCGCCAGGTTGGGAGTGCCCGTTACCGCGATGACATGCAGGTTCGCTATAAACCCGCTGGAGCTGGTGGAGGAAACCCCCCAGTCCACGGTCGTACCGGCAAAGGCGGCCGCCTCGGCTGTCAGACCGTGGAGGAAGTACCCTCCCCTGATCCCCGTATTGTCCGTCTGTGCATCGAGCGAGAAGAAAACTGCATTACCGAGCGACGAGTCCGTTTTGTACGTGGACTGCCGGAGCATGGCCAGGTAAGCCCGGTTGCTGGTACCAATAGTGGTACCGTTGACGCCGAGCGTCATCGCCACCTGGCCGCCGTCGAGCTGAGCATCAGCCCGCGCATCGATGCCGGTCGTAACTGTGCCGTCCCAGAAGCCGCCTATCGAAAACTTCCCGTCGCCCTCTGCCGCGATGCGCGACTTGGTGGGCACTGTCGTATCGGGCTGAAAGACCGTGGTATCTACCAACGTCTTTATCTTCTCCATCGATGCCCTATTCAGGAATGGAGAAAGATTGAAACCGTCAACTACCACACCGGTGCGGGAGCCGTGTACATTATTCGGCATCGACGATCACCTCCTGCCCCTCGGCTTCAGAGGAATTTACAGGCTCAATCACACCGTCGGCGAGCAGCCAGGGGATCGAGCCGGCAGGAAGATCATCGACTACATCGCCCACCTCAGCGCGTCTGCCGAAACGGTAATCAATGCCCTGCTTCACCAGGAAAGGCCCGCTCGGCACTTGTTCGCTTGTTGGTATATTTGCCATGAAATATCTCCTACGATGCCGCTTCACTGGCCGAGCGCTCTTCCGTAATGTCCAGTTGCCAGCCGATGATAGGCTCCTCTTGCTTGTCACGAAAGTCCCGCAAATTTGTACGGGCCTCACTAAGATTGCTAGTCCAGCACACCCCGCCCAGTGTAGGATCGGGTGCGAACGCGGCTCTTAGCCGGTCATAGAACGGTACAGCGTCTCCTGCGGCCCGCTTATAACTCGTGCCTTTTTCTCCGAGGACCAGGGTTATATAGATCTTGTAATTCTCGTGTACTATGGCATCAGGCCCGCAGCTCAAGCGTTCTTCCCGGCTCTCGTCAATCTGCAGGAATATCAAAGGGAACAAGGTAACTGGGAACGGCTCGGGCCTGCCAAGGTCTACAACCGTAGACTTTAGCCCAGGCACTGCCGCACACATTTCCTTAACCTTCTGAATAACTGCCGACTTGGCCAACTAATACCTGCCTGCCTCGCCTACCAGGTGCCGAGCAACTTCTTGCATACCTCGCCCGACCTCTCTCTTGGCCGCTTCTTTTGTGCTGTCATAGCCGCGTTTGATATAGCCGCTGTTTTTGGTAGCCTCGTTTTGTAAGCGGGCATATACGATGTTGGTGCCCTCTTCGACCCTTATGCGAGTACCCTTCCACTCAGGCCGTGAAGTGCTAAAGGACCTTGAGAGCGTCCCGGTCTTGCGGAATTTGAACGTTTCATCCTTGTGCCCGCCTTCGATGATCATCCCGGCCCGCTGCAAGTAAGGTCCGGCGTGTCTCTCAACAACCCGCTTGAGAGCATCGCCGGTAGCCAGGCGATTACCTGTGAGCTTCATCGACATCCGGGTCATGCTTGCGCCTCTATAGTCCTGGAGGTCGTTTGTGCTCTGCCAGGAGCGCTGATACCAGCGGATCAATAGTCCGGTATGGATTGCGCATAGCCAGCATCAACTCCTGGGGCGAAACGCCGATCCTCTCGTATAGCCGTTCGGCCTGGATCAACGTCGCTTCCTTGATCTCCGGGGGGCGGTCCTCTGATGTGCAGTACCCCCAGGTGCCGGTAATTTCTATCTCGCCCAGGCCAGCGTTCTCATAAAGCGAGCTATACCTGCGCGAGGTGTTCGAACTGAAAATCAGCCGAGTATAGGGCAGTTCGTTATAGGGGCTTAGCTTGTAGTCATCTGCGGAGATAATCACACCGCCACGCTTCACCTGGGTGATCACCAGCGCGTCATCAATCAGCACAACCCCCGAGCCGTCATCATCGAACAGTCGAACAACATTGTCTGCAGTCGCGCCGAAGGCCTCGCAACCTTTGATGTAACCGCGTGTGAGATGGTCTACCGTACGAGCAGACGTGTTGAGAAGCAACTTGAAGCGGGGATCCTGTGAGTCGTCTTCCAAAGGAAAGTTGACCCGTTCCTTTAGCTCAGCTATCTCCGCGTAATCCGTGTCGGCCATGTAGCTCCTAGTTGCGCCTGGAAGGGCGGCTTACTACCGCCCTTATTCCACGTCTAATAACTATCGTTGCCGGCCTATACAGGCTGCTTGCGACCGCCCCTGAGTTCGACCACGGCACCGTACACGGCACCGGTGGCGGGGCTGCCGGTGACTGTGACCTTCACACGGATGTACCGCTTGGTGCCGATGTAGGACACCTTCTGGACGCTGTCGGTGGTTATGGCCACCAGCGGATCGCCGGCGAGATCACCGGCCGCCACCGTGCTGAAGGAGCTATTGTCGTTGCTCTCCTCGATGGTGGGGGTGTGTGCACCGTCGGTGCGGGTGCCGGCCGGGATGATAATCAGGTTTTGGCCGAAGTTGGCCAGGTCCACCCCAGTGCCGTTGGCGGTCGCAGTGCGAGCAGCCGGCGCGAGCGTGGTTACAACCTTGGTCGTGCTTTCTATCTCTGTGCGCATGTTCGTACTTTTCCTCCAGGGCCTGGCGACATCTACGGCCACCAGGCCCGATCTTCAAGGGTAGTTGCTACCCAGGTTATTCTCTTTCGGGTTAGGCCATCTTCAGGCGAGCAAAGGCCTCAGCCAATACAGGCTGCCCATCCACCGAAGCAGTGGCGATGTAGCCATTCTGGCGTGTCCGAGCATATAGCTCGGTCAGCACCTGGATCGCGAAGTTCATCGCATCGGCGATCCAGTAGTAGCTGAAGTCGCCCAGCGCTGCCACGTACTTGCCGGTGGAGACGTCACTCGGCGAGAACTCGCTGAGCTTGTAGGGCAGGCCCAGGATGGTGTCGGGAGTTGCACCACGAAGGTCCTGGTACAGGTACTCGCCCTGCGAGCTTTGGAGCTTCATCACCCTCTTCAGAACCTCGCGGTGAAGCGTCCACACAGCGCGCTTGTGGTACTGACCCTTGAGACTCATCTTGGTGTCGATGAAGTCATCGCCGTCCAGGACAGCCGCAGCAGCCGCAATCACGTCCCGGCTGGTGTCGATGCCGTCAGCCGAAGGCGTATAGATACCCAGGGGCTGGTTGGAACCGGAGCCGATCAGGAATGCCTTCTCCTGGGTTACACCGAACTTGTAGGCGATGCGCTGCGCCACGAAGCTGGCAGGGTCCATCTGAGCCTGCTGGAGCAACTTCTTCGAGATCTTCACTTCCTTGGTGAGATCGTAAGGGCGCAACTCGCGCTTGCCAAACATGTTGTTCAGCTCGTCAGTGTTGACAGTCCCGACCTCGCTGGTCCAGTCCGCATCACTAGGATCATTGTCCAGCGACGGCGCGCCCAAGGACTGAGCGTTCGGCACCTGGAACTTGGTAGCCAGCTCGCGCACGAACGTCTCGTCGTCGAGGAACTTGATCAGCACGGCCACGAACTGCTGAGGGGCAACCAGGAAGCCGCCCTGCGGATCGATGTTCGTCTGCAAGGCCTTCTGCTCGAAGACGTGCTGCTCTTCGGCTGTGAGAGATTTCTCGCCCGCAACCAGGAGCTTGTTGAACGCCTTGACGTGCAGGTCGTCGGCCGGGCTGGTGCCCGCACCATTACCGGGGTTGCGCTCGCCTGCGCCGCCCTTGATCTCGAAGTCGGCCGAGAGGCGCTTGGTCTCATCGACCGTGCCGAGCTGCGTGTTGAGCCTGGCGGCCTTCTCTTCGCGAGTGGCCTCCTCGAGCTTCTTGGTGGCCGCCTCGAAGAGGCGATCCACGGTCTGCTCAACGTCCGCGGGCATTGCCTTGCCGCGATACTCGTTGAGCTTGTCCTGGCCTTCCTTGTGCAACCGGGTTGCCTCGGCCTTAAGCTGGGCGATCTCTTCAGGTGTCATCGATTATTGTTCTCCTCTTTGAATAAGTAAGTTCTGAATGGTGTCTGCGCCCTATATCTGCAGGGCGATCTCTAATGCCTTCGACTTACGGAGCAAGCTAACAAAGCTCTTGTCTCCTTCATCCTCGGCTGCCTTGGACTTCGGTTGCGCCGCGACCAGGAGTTCGTCGATCATCTCCTTCAGCGGGTCTACCTGGTCCAGTCCGTCTCGCAGCGCCTGGAGCTTGTCCACGTTGGCCTGCGATAACATGCGCCCCTCCTTCTGACTGAGGAGCAGATCTATGCGTGCCTGCACACGAGGCGCTAATCCCTTGACCGCGTCACTCACGGCCTCCAGGTGGGCTGCCATGCCGGTCCCAGCACTCAGGCCGGACTTGGCAACCATTGCCCCATCTTCTCTGGCGACCGTACCCATGACGGTCGCAAACACGCGCGCTGTAAACTCGCTTAGAACTTCGTGCACCATAGCCGGCACGTCGAACGGGTTACCCGTTTCATCGGCCAGCTCTGCCATCCACTCGATGTCCCAGAGGACCGAGCACAGCACATCGAAAAGCGAGTAAAGAGAATTGTTCCGCTCGGCGTACCTCTCTTCGAAAAGACCTTTGACACTACGGGCACCGGAGGTAACATCAGCCAGGAGAGACTTCACACCACCGACGGCGGCCAGGGGATTGGCTGGGATGTTCACGATAGAGCCTTCATACAGGTCGATCTTCTTTAGCTCGCGGCCGGTGGTAATACCTTCGGCAATCAAGTTCTTATCTTCCATCGGCACGTAATCATGCTTGCGGGTGATATAGCCCATCGAGGCCTTCACGCTCTTGCCACGCTCGGTCCGCTCCTTCATCACAGTGCGCACTTCCTGGGCTTCGGGCGTGGAATG